ATGGACGCTGGTAGAAGAGGTTTCTGCGGGCCAGCCGCACGGACTGACATATGCACACGGTAATCATATTGCTATTGGCGTGCGCGCCAGAATGTCGCAAGAGCATTCTACGTTTGCCGATAACACCGTAGGCGGTATTCATAAACCTGGCGGTGCAGCCGTGTTGGGTATCTGCGACGGCACACCGGGCGCTGCTGACGGCACTTATCGCGGCCATGGAATAGTCTGGGACAATACGGCCAGACTATGGTGTTCCACCGCCTTAGCGGGGGCTTCCACATCGGGCGACTTTACGCTTATCCTGTTACACCCCGACAAGCAATGGAAGGGTGGCGATATAACATGGACTGGCGCGGCTGAGTTCGACCAGTCCGTTGATATATCCGGGCCGCTGGATGTATGGGGGCCGGCAGAGTTCTCCGCCGTTGATATAAGCGGAGGACTTGACTGTACCGGCGCTTTGGCCTGCGGGTCAACTGTTGCAATCCTTGGCACACTTACTTGTTCTTCTTCTGCCTATTTCACAAATGATGTATCGTGCAAGGCCGATTTAGTCGTTGACGGCACGGCGGTCTTTACGACTAATGTTGATATTAGTGGGACTTTGGATGTATCCGGTGCCGCTACCATATCCGGTGATGTTTCTTGTAGTCAAGCTGCATCGGCCTGGGCCGTTGCGGACTGGACAACAAATACAATACACGGAAGTTATAATGTAGCGAATGTAGATTGGTCAACCGACGGCGTTGCCTGCATCAGCTTTACCGCCAACCTGGCATCTGCAAACTATTGTGCGGTCGCCACACTTTCGGATAATAGCAACCCTGTTGTAAAGAACACCCTGAGATGTATATCGAGAAGTACATCTGGCATAAGGCTACTGCAACACGACGGCGCGAACTCGCTTAGTGACGACATTTCCGTATTTAGCATAATGGTGCTTATATAATGCCTTCTATACTCGTAAACGCACCAGATTTAGGGATAAATAAACTACTCCCCCAGAATATGCGTGACCCGCGAGAAGCGGGGAACTTAACGCAGAACTTCATCTACGAGAACGGCATACTTCATACCCCAGACGGCTTTGCCAAACTTGATATGACTACCGGCCTAAACTCAGGGGCGAATGTTCTCGCAATCTTTCCCTACCGAGAGGCCGACGAGTATGACCACCTTATCGCCGTATCGACCACTAAGATTTACGACCACAACTATGTGAGTAATTCGTGGGACGATAAGACCGGCACGGCCACCACTTCAACTCTTTCCTACCCTATTTCCTGCGCTACCGTTCTGCACAATGATACCGACATATACCTCGATGAGGATACTGCGCGGGCGCACGCCTACTGGCATCTGGTAGTCTGCGACGGCGGCCAGAGCAACATGCAGAGATGGACGGGTAGGTATGAAACAGACTTTGCAGACCTGCTCGGAGGCGGCGGATACCACAGTGGAACTACCCATAGGGGACTGCAGATTGGCGTGTTCAGGAGCCGCATGATAATCCTGTCGCCAAGAACGTACAGCGGTGGTGTGTGGTCGGAAAACAACCAGAGGGTTCAGTATCCGGTGGTATCTAAACTCCAGACGTGGACGGGAACCGGTTCAGGTTTCTATGACCTCATGGACACAGGCGGTACTAATGTCTGGGCCGCTCCGCTCGGCAATTCCCAATACATAGTATACCAGACTAACGGTATATGGTCACTGAACTACATCGGGGGTGCAGATGTGTTCAGCCCCCTTCCGGTTATTCCAGACCTCGGCCTGCTCTCTTACAATCTCCTTGCCAATTTCAATAACGTGCATTACTTCGTAGGCACTGATTACAACGTCTATGCCTATTACGGCGGTACGGTCAAAAAGAGTATCGGCGATAAGATTCAGGACGAATTGCAGGAATCTATCGACGACGCCTATCTACCCAGATGTAAAATGGCGATAGGGCCATTCGGTAGAAGATTGTGGATATTCATTGTCCCTTCAGGCTCTTCCTTCTGCACCAAGGCGTATGGTTACGACCTGCGCACAGGCGCGTGGATGGTAGAGGACTTCGGCAGTAGATATACCACAAGCGGGATTACCGCCGCTAACCTGGTAGGTTCGCAGAGTTATATTACCGGCGATACCTACGCTACTGCGGTGGCGGCAGGTACGACTTATGCTACTGCGGTAACTGCCGGAACCACATACGCGCAAGCCCAAAGCATAACGAGGGCGTCACCGCGACTTGTGGTTGGAGATAGCGACGGCTTGGTGCAGCAGTTCGCTCCAGGTACAACCGCTTATGACGGGGAGTTAATATCGTCCAGACACCAGACGCCGGTATTCGACCTTGGCGCACCCGATAAGTGGAAGAGGTGGCCCGGAATATCCGTAACGGCTTGCGGAACCGGAACCAACAAGGCAATGTACGTCCGGTACAGAACCAGTAACTTTGACACATCCGACACCGGCTGGACTGACCAGACGCAAACAATAGGAAGTGATTTTGAGGAATACCCGTTCTATATCAATAAATCCAGTAAGAGAATCCAATACGAGTTTATGGACTTTTCCGGTTTCCCACTAAAGATACGGTCGTATGAACTTATGGAACCTTTTGTCGAGGACGACCGATAATGACTCTACTACGCGGTGATGTGGAAATAGTGCCCCCCTATAGCGGGGATGCGGACGCATGGGCCAGAGATGTCGGCAACTGGGCGCATAGATATTTGCAAGCCCATACCGAATGGTTGCGGGCTATGCAGGGGGTAGCCCCCATAACAGCAGGCTTACACTGGGAACGGGACAGTGGTACGGCAACACTTACGCCAGTCGTTGATAATGATAATACGAATATAGGTACAGGCTCTTTGACCTGCGGCAACATTGCGGCCTCCGGTGCGATAACGTGGAGCGGTGGAAGTTCCGCACTGACCAACGCCCATATTGTTTCAACGGGCGAGAGCCATACTTATATAGACCAGTCATTAACCACTACGGGCCCCGCTCCTACATTTACAGGTCTCTCTCTGGGCACCGGCGAACTCACCTGCGGGGCGATAACTGCACCATCCATATCAGGCAGTTCCGGTTCGTGTACTGGCAACGCCGCGACAGTAACGGTAGATGCTACAACTTCGGACACCACCTGCTTCCCTTTGCTTGGTGAATCTACTTCCGGTTCTCTTGAACCCCAAACAGATGCGACCTTGACTTACAATGCTTCGACTGGTGCATTGGCGGCATCAAGTATGTCTCTGGGCACCGGCGAACTCACCTGCGGCTCTATCAATCGGGCGGCGGGTACGCTTACGCTGGAGATAGCGGGAACACCCGTGCTAAGTATTGCGGCTACATCTGTTATTTCTGCTCAGGATTTATTACCAGCCAGCAACGCCACGTTTACCTTGGGTTCTTCGGCAAAGCAATGGAATAATTTGCATGTCTTTGCAGAAGGTGTTTTTTATAGAGATATTACAATGAGTGGTGGTGCGGATGCCGATTTCCGGATTAAGGACGGTGCAACCGAATGGTTTAATCTGTATCCTGATGGTTCCGGTAACATCTTTATGCTTGTTTCTACGGCGGCCAAAACACTGAATATATTAACTGGCAACGATGCTGATGATTACATACAATTTTCCACACCTTCCCACGTTCCCCACATTTCAACGGTAGGAGCCTGCAATCTTCACATCCACGCCGACGGCGGGACGATTGACTTTGATGATGAAATTCTTACGACAACGGGTGCATTGACTTGCGGGGCGATAACAGCTCCCTCACTTAGTGGCACAGCGGCCACGGTAACAACAAATGCAAATTTAACAGGAATCGTTACAAGCGTTGGTAATGCAACCGCCATAGCCGATAAAGCCATTGCAATCGCTAAGTTGGCAGACGGCACAGATGGCGAATTGATAACATGGAGTGCGGCGGGGGTTATCGAGACAATAGCAGTTGGCACGGCAACTCACGTTCTGACATCGAACGGTGTTGGCGCAGCCCCAACATTTCAGGCGGCGGCGGGGGGTCATACGCAAGGCACAGACACTACGCTTGGCATTATGACCGCCGATATCAATATGGGTACTTCGTACCAGTTGACTAACCTTGCCGCACCCGCTGGTTCCGGAGAAGCGATACGGCAGACAGCTACTATCACCGAAACCAACCTGACAACTCTTACTAATGCGAGCAATGCAGATGCTTTGCATAGCCATACAGGTTCTACTGCATCAGACATTGTAGTTATAGATACCGATGATACATCTTGTTATATCGCAATGTTTGACGCTGCTACCGGGACAATGGCAATAAAAACAGATGTTAACTTGATGTATAACGCAACTACCGATGCTTTGAGTTGTGCAAGTTTGGCGCTCACCGGTTCAATTACTATGTCCAGCGAATTAGGCGATACTATTAAATGGGCAGGTGGTTGGCAGAATATCGGCATAAACAGCGAATACCTCGTGTTCAGGTCGTATGAAGCGGCTACGTCACTTGGCTTCAAATTTGAGGGTACAGAAACGCCCGCAAACGAATATCTCAGAATATATCCCAACGCTCTTGATTCTGCATCTTTCAATCGCTGGAACATATACTCCAAAGAGAATATCGCCCTCATAGCAGAGACGGATGTTGTTACTCTCGGCGGCGTGGGGACTGATGAGTTGGACATCACTTTTTCTGCTAACACTGTTACTATGACGGGCGGTATCACCAATTGGGATTTTGAAGCAGCAACAACATTGAAGTTTCAAACTCTTGAGGGCGATACTTTATCAGATGCGGTTGATGATATTATTTCGCACTTTGCTGTCGGTTCAACCGGATACGAACATACCCTTACATTAAACCAACCTCTGCTAACTACTACTAACGGTGTCCAGTTTGGAAC